GAGAGTGATTAAGTTCACTCTCTTATATATTGGCTATAAATATCTTATCCATGTTTTCGAATGAGGGAAGCATTATAGCGGATACTTTTGTAAATACATTTACTGGGTCAGTCCTTTTTTCTGCTGTAACCGCCATACCGGTTTCTACAATTTCTACTTCTGATGCCGTTGCCCCGCTCATTAAATCCGCTTCCTCTGGGGTGGTGCCGAATCTAGTTTTCCCTAAATCTCCTGGTGGTAGCAATGTAAATACATCGTCTGGGAAAAATTGCTCTGTTACCCCTGCCTCGGTTTTAAATTTCTTGTTATACACCACTAATTTTAGGCCTAGTTTAGTTGATATATATTCCTCAATAACATTGTTAGTCATTATCATAGATACGCCTGTACTAGCCTTTAGTTCATCAATTATAGCTTTATTGGTCTTTATATAATTAAATGTTTTCTTGGTTAATATAGCCTTATCTGGTCTAGTTCCTTGAGTTTCCTCTAAATGGTCCATCCACCTTTCAATATCTCCTACTATATCAGCGGTGGGATCGGACCATTTGTCATTTCCAGTCAATACTTCCGTGTTGTCGGCGTCAAAATGATAATCATATTCATAGTCTACTTTGTTTGCCTTTACTGCAATTTTCCCTGTAGATAGTAGTTGCATCCTCATTCTTTCAGCCTGCACCCTGCCACCATTGATTAGACCAGTAACATCATCGAATATATGCCCTAGTATTAGCTCGATATAAGCTTGGTTACCACTGTCTTGTACCTTTAATAACTCCTGCCTGTCTTTTTCTTTTATGAGTGTGCCTTCTTTAAAATAAGGCATTTCTTGCTCTATCTCTTCAAACCCAATCCTATCCCTTAGTGTAGTTTCTACATCAAATGCACTTGGTTTTAATGCTACAGGTAATCCGCCTGCTCCTTTAATCCATTTTATATCCAGCCCTAGCTGTTTAACATTAGGGAATAGCACTTCCCCTAAGTATGGCGTTCTCTGTTCTTGGAAAGAATTCCAGTATGCAGCTATTTCTTTTGGTGTTACTGCTTGATAAATAGTTGGTACTTTGTCTGCAAATAATTGCAAATTGATTTTAAATTTATCCATGTTAATATTCCTCCTTAATTTGTTTCACTAATTATTTTATAAACAAAATTCTTGTTCCTAGTGCTTCCTTGGCTTCTGGTGTTGGTTCTTCTGGTATTTTATTTAAGTCAATGTTACCTCTTATAACCATGCTCGCCGGGGCTGGTCCATAAGTAACATCTGCATCATATAGAAGTACTCCTTCAGCATCAGCTGTATTTTTTTCTACTGCTAAATCGTACTCAGTGCCTAGTAACGAATTTGCTTTCCCGCCTAGTATAGTGCCAGCAGGGACTATCTTCTTGCCAAAACTGTTACTTGCGACACCTTCATCGTCCATCATTACCGCTATTCCTTCAAAGTTCTTGGTCTTGAGGATTTCCTTTACTCCTCCAAATGTTCTTTTAATAGACTTCATTATTTATACCTCCTTAAAAGTATGGATTATTTTTCTTTACTTCTGCATTTCTCTTAACTGTCTTTGCTAATCTTTCCCCTATCCCACCAGTCTTGCCTTGCCCTCCCAAGCTGCCAGGCAGGCTCGGGGTTTTGCCTTTTATTCTCTCATCTACTGCCTTAGAAAGTGCTTCTTGCCATTCTTCTTTAAATTTCTTTATATTTTCATTTGTAGTTTCTGCATCATCCTTTATGAGAAATTCTGCAAACCCTACAGGTAAACTTTCATCTGCTAATATATTTACTGTATCTAGTTGTAGCTCTCTGTATCGTATTGCTTTTTCCTTTTCTTCTAGCTCTAACTCCTTTTGTTTTAATATCTCTTGTTCTCTTTCATCTGCTGATAGTTTAGATAATCTTTCAGCTTCCTTTTTTTCTTTTTCTAGTTTTTCTTTATACTCTTCTTCAAATTTCTTTCTTGCTGTAGATACCCTTCTGTCTCCTTCTTTTTGTAGAAGTTTATCTACTTCTTCTTGAGTATATGTCTTGGTTTTTTCTTCTTTATTATCTTTGTTCTCTATATCTTTATTTTCTGTATCTTGTCCATCTTCTTTTGCATCATCAGCAAATAACTGTAAATTCATTTTATGCCCCTTTAAATTACCATTGTCCTTTAAAGTTGCAATTAAGTTTTTCATTCTTCTTTCCTCCTTAATTTTAAGTATAAAAAATACACCCTTTAAGGTGTTTTGTTTATAATTTCTAAATTTACATGTTCAGGATATTGATCCTCTATGGCTTTAATTCCAATTTCTAAAGCTTTAAATAGCACCTGGACTTCTCCTAACTCTTTATCATTTGCCAAAACAATTACTTCCAAATATCCTTCATTTTGTCTTATTTCATATTTTATTTTAGCAATTATATCTAAGGTGATTAATATAGTCTGAGTGATTGCTGATACTGCTGCACACACGATATCCTTACCATCTATATCATAATTAGCATGGCCTGATACTTTATATTTATCATACGATCCGTTTTCCCTATATATTCTTATGTTTATCATAGATTACTCCTTGAATTTAGGCATAATAAAAGCACCCACTATCATTTTAGCAAGTGCTCAACACTTTAAGTGTATTGATATATTTTCTAACTCTCTCATGATCTTTTCTAGATGGGTTGGGAATTCTTCTTAAATCCATATTATGCTTTAAATCTGCAATCTTTACTTTTAATGCAATAGGATTATCTTTCACCCTGTCTATATAATCTTCATAGCTCTCGCCTTTGATTTTTGTAATGGCTTTTATGGCTATAATAATTTCATTTGAAAAACCATAGTCCTTTAATTCTTCGAAGGTGATAGATGTATCTTCTACAGTATCATGTAGTAAGGCAACAATTTTTTCATCCTCGGTATCCACCATTTCACTTACGGCTATGGGATGCAAAATATAGGGATTACCGCCTTTATCAAGCTGATTTTCATGTACCTTGCATGCTATTTTATAAGCTAGATCAAGCATTATTAACACCACTGTTTATAATATGCATTGCTTCTTCTTTTGTTATTTCATCTACTTTAAATAACATAGAAGAGCTACCTATGGACTCTCCATCATATCCTATGATCCTATCCATCAGGATGTTTTCACTATCAATAATCCATCCCTTTTCTTCATCGTAGATATATGAAATAAAATCTTCTTTTTTCCCCACTTTTTTTAAATCATTTATAAAGTAATATTGCATATTATCACCTAATCTTATTAATGTTAGCCGGGGTTACGAGTCTAGCAGATAATTTCGTCATTTCTTCCGATAATGCAATGGCTTTACTTGATGCCTTATCATTTATAACTCTCCATTCTTCATAGAGTTTGTGCAGTTTACCATCTTTTAGTTTAAAGCTCTCCGGGGTATGGAATTGCAGTTCAAAGTATTGTTTGTTAGGGGCTTGCAATACAACATTAATGCCCTTGTAATTACTTGATTCCATCGTCCAAAAATTCTTTACTCTAGATATATTATACCCTTTCTGTTCTAAATCATCAACAACTGAAAAATAATGTTCTGTTAAATCATCAGTACCCGTAATGCTAGTATATCTAATGGTATCATATATTTTGCCTAAAGCCTTATTTACATCTTTAACTTCCCTGATTTCATCATTAACTTTTCTTTCATATGATTTATAACTTTTAATTCTATAGTCTAATCCTTCTAATTTTCCACCATTATTTTCAACTATATTTTTGATATCTTTAGTAATTTCAGGCTCATATGCGATTGTCTCTTCATAATGCTCTTCAATCTTAGAACTTAAAATATCAATCGTTATGATACATCTGCAATTAATATCATGCTGAGGCTGTCCTATTAACCCCGGAGCTTTCCCCTTACTACCATCAGGCAATTCAAAGTCATCTTCATAGGGTATTTCTACTCCATCCATTTCACTATGTTGGCTTCTTACCCTTTCATCCTTGGAGCTTATCCACTTTTTAGTCATCTTTACGCCATGCTTTGCTATACCGTCTAAACTATCTACTTTGGCTTGTGCATGTACTCTGTGGCTTTCAGTTCTAACTATTACATTAGATTTAGTAGCACTTATTTCTAATTCTTTTTTTAATCTCTTGGCCATGGTCCCATAGGTATCACCTTGAGATAATCCTCTCTTTATTTCCTTTTGCACATCCCATATAACATCTGCCCTATGCTTTCCCATTCTTTCAGTCCACTTTAACCCTGCCATCTCATCATTAATAGTCTTGGATGCATCTAATTCCTTTACTATGCCCTTTAATCTTCTCTGTGTAGCTCCTTCTATCACTTCTGTAGTGTAAAGACTTGTTTCATTTGCTATTCCTGTTAAATGCCCTCTAATTAGCTTTGTATTATCTTTATAGAGTTCATTTATCATTTGCTCTACTTCTTTGTCTAGTTTCTGTAGTCTATTGTACTTTACCATTTCATCAAAAGTAAGCTGGCCATCTATTTCATATTGTTCATATAGCCTGGCTAAATTCTTCCTTAGATTGTCTAATATTTTTTTATGATTCAGGGCTACTGCTATTGTGGTCATTTTCGACATTTTCTCTATTTGCTTTTGTAGGCCTATAAATTCTTTATCTAGGTTCATAGTTAATCATCTACTTTTTCATATGTCATTTCAAAAACATCAGGTTTGCAAGGACAAAGCTCGTTTTTTACTCCTTTGATAATATAGTCATTTTCAGATACAGTGTGAGTCCCTTCTAGCGTTTCAATCTCTCCGCCAATTATATCTCCCCCATATTGAGACCATAATTTTACTTTTCTTTGAGAAGTTTCAATCCATAAAGGGACTCCTTTTTTATAATTTTCTTTAGTGAACTGCCAAGCTTCAATTATTACTGGTTTCTTTCTATACTTCATTATCTTTCACCTCATCCTCTATGCTATCTAAGTCAACTTCTTCCCTATACACTCCCTTTTCTTCCTCAATCTTTTCTAGTTCCATTTCTACATCATCTACGCCAGGGACTTTTGCTAATGCAGTTGATAAACTTGTAATACCTAGCATTTGTATTGCCGTCTCTACGGCCTCTTTTTCGTTGATAGGCCTATTAACTGTAAATTTTATGTCTACATCTCTATAGTCGTAATTCTTCCCTTTTATTGCTAGATAGTTACATATCAGCTCCAATCTTTTCTGCAATGCCCGTTTAAACTTCCTCTGTTTCGCCGCTATAACTTGGCCCAAGGCTAAGAGTTTGTATTTCATGCTTTCTCCTGAGGTATTCCCCATAAACTTCTCGTCTGTTATATCTGGTATCTTGGCAAACTTGTGTATATCATCATTTAGCCTTTTTTTGTAGTTTTCTACAGCTGTATCATTTATGTCTTTAATTAGCCATTCGGCTTGTCCTTTTTCGCTTAGTAGTAAAACCTTGTCTTTTCTTAATTTTTGTATGTCTTCTGGTTGCGTTGCGTTTAGGTTCACCAAGCATAAAAATGCATCTGTAAACTCCTCAAAGTCATTTGCTGTATCAGATTGAGTAAGATCGTAAGCGTCAATCAAGGAAATAACTCTCTCAAAATCCCCGATGCCTTCATCGTTATTCAGGAACTCAATAACCTGCACTTCGCCAAAATAGTGCTCTTCTTCTCTTTCTAGGATCAGCCCATTTTCACCCTGCGCATAGTGGAGTATCTTGTCTTTTGTATATACTGTTGCTCTATATTTATCACTACCGAAACCGTATATGTTTGTTTCATGGTCTATTTTTATTACGAAGTTAGGTTCGGGATTAATTTTTGTATCGTAAACCATGACGATATAATCCGCATCTATTTCATTAAATCTTATTTTGGCATCTTCATCTATATATACGATTTCATAGGCTTTGCCTTTTATCCCTGCCATCTTTGCAAGTTCTGAGTTTTCGTCCTGCTCGTCATTATAATTAAATATGTCTTGTATTTCTGCTATCAAGTCTTTGTCATAACTCGTATAGGCAACTGGCTTTCCGATAAAATACCCTTGCATAAGATCAACAATATAGGAAGGGTATCCACTCACGAGCCTATTATTTGGCTTACTTTTATCGTCCTTGGTTCTATTCAATATGTTGTTATATCCTTCGTAGTAATTTTGTAGCATTTGA